ATGAATATTCTTATAATTGGAAACGGATTTGATCTTGCTCACCAGTTGCCAACAAAATATACTGATTTTTTGGATTTCTTAGGAAATGTACGTGTTCTGAAAGAAATTCATTCAGAAGAAATAAAAAGATTAAATATACCACTTCACACCACTTTTTATTGCTTTATAAAATTGCTTGTAAACCACGCATTTACATCATTTAAGCCATTTCGTTTGTTCCACATTTCACAAGCATATATTTACAATTCAGCTTTATCGTGTATAATTCGTGTACGCAAAAACAGCCGCCTCAGACCCATAAAAAGTCCGAGACGGCTGATTTAATTGTTGCAGAAGTATGTTGTCAGCTCACATACTGTCTATATTAATTTTTTACCCTATCATCATCAATCCAGATACGAAACGCCTTCATGCCATATTGTTTAGCATAGAGTCTGCGTCCATCTTTCGACGTAATATACGCCGTGAAAATGTACATAGACATTCCTCCTTTGCAAAAAAAGTTTATAAAACCCCTTGCAAACTCGAAAGAACTATGATATAATGTAATTGTTGAGAATACATTGCTGACAAACACAGTTTCGATAGCAAGTGGTATGAAAAGTCAAGTTGTGAGCTTGGCTTTTTTTGCTTTATACAGAGCAATTTCTGCTGCCTGATAAGACGTGCCAAATTCTTTTGAAATTTCTGACGGCGTCAGCGTGTATATCAGATGATCCGGCATAAGCAATTTGCTTGCAAATGTGTTAGCCTGCCATTCTGGATCACAATATGTAACAACACGTCCGCCGTCACTCCTACACAACTGCACACCTGAACTATGAAGAACATAATGCCCTAGCTCGTGTGCCAACGTAAACCTGTCACGTCCACTACCATTTAAAGCCCTCTCGTAAACATCTTCACGAATAACCATAACTTTTGTGTCATTATCGAAATATGCGTACGTGTCAGGCATTTCAGCTTTATCGACATACAAGTATGAAAACTTCGGGTCTATTTCTGGTAACACAGTCTCTATGAACTCAACGATTGGAAAATATGTACAATCGTATAAGTTAAACTTTTTGCGAAGAGTATTAGTTAAAAACAGAATATTCTTCGTACTCATAGGTTCTGCAATAACTTGATTCAATAGCGATCACCTCTTATTATTTAAAATTTTAATCAAGCTGTTAATCTCATCGTTCGTAAGCGAGTCAATCTTCCGTGCAAAGATAAGTCCCAAATTTGTTTGCTCGGTCGAATACCCTGCTGTGCTAATTGAGATTTCGTTTACGCTCCGGAAATAAGCTTCCTTAAGCTCTATTGCCTTTTCCGAATCCAAATCATAAGCGTTTATGATCTTACCCACTAAATCTTCGGTTGGTCGTTTCTTGCCATTTTCAACAGCAGACAAGTAGGCTGATGTAACTCCAACTTTACCAGCCATATCCTTAAGTAGGAGACCATTGTCAATACGATATCTTCTGAGAAACTTGCCGATTTCTGTCAACATCTTTTACGCCCTCCCTTCGATGATACTATTATATCACATCAATTTAACTTTGTCAAGTGATTTTTCAAAAAAGTTTTCCTAAACTGTTGATGTTGTTTTAATCAGCAGTTATCAGAAATAGAACATAGTGCTTTGGTGCTTCATAACAAAGACAGCCGACAGGGATTATTCCTTGTCGGCTGTCTTACTACCTACTTAATCTTAATTTTCTGCCCTGCGTAAATAATGTTCGGGTTCTTGATGCCATTATCCTTGACAAGCTTCGCAACAGTGGTCTTGTAACGCCGTGCGATGCCCGAGAGCGTGTCTCCACGCTTCACAGTGTACGTTACTGTCTTCTTGGTGGAGCTTGTAGTCGGCTTGTTAGTCGGTCTGATAGCCTGCTTCTTGAAGCCGTTCAGCCCTGCCGCCTTGATCTTCGCAGGATAGTCCACATAGCAGATATCCATGTCAACATTGCCGCTGATACCGCTGACCTTGCCACTGCTTGTGTACTGCCACATGCCATATGTTCTGCCGTAGTTGCAACGTGAGCCGTACTCAGCGACCCACAGAGCGTATCTCTTAGCAACAGAGGCAGATATGTACTGCTGTAAAGGAGAACGGCTGATATACAGTCCTGCCCAGTAGCCTGCATGTTCAAGTGCATTGCAGAAAGTCTTGACAAGGCTGTTGCAAAATGTTCTGCCCTTTGCGAACTGTGAACGCTCCTCAAGGTCGAAGTATATCGGATACTCAAACGTCTTGCCCTTGATAGCGTTGATACAAGTCTGAGCCTCTGCCTTTGCGTCCCCGACACTCGCCGCATAGCTATACCAGTAAGCACCGACCTTTAGCCCTGCCGCCTTAGCTGCCTTGTAGTGGTTCTCGAAATATGGGTCTTTCTGATTAGCGTACTTGCCGAAGCCTGCACGAATGATAACGAAATCGACCCCCGAAGCCTTGACCTTCTTGAAGTCAATGTTCTGCTGATACTGTGAAACGTCAATACCCTTAAATGTCTTTGCCATAAAAATTACTTCCTTTCCAAATCTTCAATGCGGTGGTTTGCGACCTTTATCTGTTCAGCGACCACCGCATAATCCTGTTCCAGCTTGTAAGTCCGAGCAATAACGGAATTGTGCTTGTCCACACGCTCGGACAGCTTGTCTATCTTGTACTCGATGAGTTTTTGACTATCATACTGTGCCTGTTGCATAGTCTTACGGCTGTTAGATGCTATGACAAGCTGACACACTACCGCCGAAGCAGCTGTTATCAGTGCAACGATAATTGCTTCCGTCACTCGTCATCACCTGACTTTCTTTTGGCTGACTGCGTGCCAAAGTAGAACGATATCACCACCGTAAACACCGTGATGAACTGCTCTGCTGAAATCGTGTGGCGAAGTGCCAGCACACAAAACACCGCTGTCAAGAACAGCGTTACAATGGACTTTACATCAATGAGTTTCGCTAACTTCTGCTTCATGGTATACCTCCTTTGTTATCATTTCGTACTCCTCAGCCGTGATCCACTTGCCGACAAAAGTAACATTAGTTTATTATAGCTCCCTTTAGTTGATTATCTTCGATACTTGGTTAGGAAACAACATTTACCTGTCTGGGGGGCATCGGTATTGACAAAAACCCAAACATAATCTCCCCCAACATACACTCCCTGCACCACACCGAGATAAGGAGTTCCGTCATCTTTATAATATTTCACACTGTTTTTAACTGACGAATAATCGGAAAGCGACACTTTATTTATAGTATACACTCCAGAACTTTCAGCTCCGCCAACATACAACGTGTTATTCCAAATGTCAGCTCCCTGGATGCCAAACGCAGGAAGATTTTCTTTCCGTTCTAACTCAATAAACTCTCCGTTAAAGTTTCCACTTGAGTCTCGTTTCAACAGCACCTTAACTATCGTTTTCAAATCATTGGACAAAAGAACGGCGATGTTATTTTCCCCAAGATTGGAATCGCCCCACAAAGCCTGCACCTTATATCCAATATCAACATTGTATTTAATGCCAGCATCGGATATAAGTGCAGTATCCCCAAGTTCTAATGGATGGGGAACGACAACAAAATAATTGCCCTCCGTTTCAAAATCATTTGCTCCGTTTCCGAAAATCAAACAGTCGTTTGCTTCGCAATAGTCAACAACATTCCAATGTCCAAAATCACAGTTGATTGTTCCAATGTGAACAAACTGTTCACCGTCCCACTTATACCGAAAAATTCCTGTACCATTGGAGAAATCGGTAGTATTGCATTTAGCGACCCACAATTCATCTTTCACAAACGTAAAATCGTTTTGATTAAATGTGAAAGAATTTCTCAACTTGGTAATAGTGAATTCGGCATTGTCACGATGTACAGGATAATCCTTTTTACTAAAATTTTCCGAAAGAATTTCAAGATTATTTAGCTTTTCATCCAAATCATTTGGGATAGGGTATGGCTCTTTGCAATGATACGATTCATAGTTTTTCAGTTCCATATCCGCAGAACCAAAGATACACATATACTTAAATCTTGTATTTTTAATAAATGATGTTCTAATGTATTTTGCAGCAGATGGAATTTCTATTCTGCAATCACCATTATTTACGGACACTCCACTAAGTCTTGTTTGGCTGATAAATGCTTTGTTCACATCGTAAAAAGCAGTTGCATAGCAACACGTATTTGGATTACCTGTTTCAGCTATACAAGTATATAATGCTATATAATTGCCATTTTCTTGTGATATTTCTATATATTCTTCTGTAGCACAAGCACTTTCCAAGTCACCAATAGTTCCGTTTGACAGGATTCTCTTTCCGTCAGCAAGTAAAGAATTGTCCAATTTATTTAATCCAATGATTGGTTTGAATAGATTTGGCTGTTTTTCTAAATCTTCCTTTAGTTCACTAACTTCTGTATTAGTATTACTAATTTCTGTTGTGTTCTCAGCTATTTTATCGACAGCCGTAATGTAGTCCTCAGGCAGGCTGTCAGCTATGGATTGCGCTGTCTGTGCGGCAGCTTCAGCAGCTATTCTGTCTGCGGCGACCTTAGCGGCGCTATCTGCCACCGTAGCCTTGTCAGCCGTCACCTGTTCTGCCAACGTCTGCACCGCCTGCCTATCTGCCGCAGTGCTGCCAGCATTGGTCTTGGCGGTTTTAGCGTAGCCTGCCGTTATGTTCTTGTCGGCTTCGGTCTGCTGTGCTGACACTGACGCTTGGGCTGCTGATACCTTGGCACTATTCTGCGATTTAACTGCCTCAGCACGTGCAGTTTCTGCACCCTGCATGGCGGTTTCTGTCTGCGTTGCGGACGTTTCAGCAGATGTCTTTGCGGTTTCAGCACGGCTTGCCGCCTGTTCTGCCGTGTCGGCTGATACTCCTGCGGTGGTAGCTGATTTCTCAGCGTTTTCAGCCGCTGTTGTCGCCGTTTCTGCGGCGGTGACGGCTGTCTGCATATCTGCGTGTGCCTGTCTGCCTATGGAGTCTATTCGGTCTAGTGCGTCAGCTGCCACACTTGGTGACGGGATAGCATTATCACCGATAGCCGCACCTATTCTCAGACGGAAAATGCGTGATTTTTTTACTAGGATATATTCCTGTCCTGACAGCTTCTTCGCCGCTATCTGACAGCTGACTGTTTGCGCTGAACGCAGTATATCAGCTGTAGGCGTCCACTGTCCGCCTGTGATATCGACTTCGTATTCCACTCCGCAACCGTAGTCTATCGTCAGCACGTAGCGGTCTGCGCCGTCTATCTCCATGCCCTCGATGGTCACAGGACGTGCGTTTGTTTCACCAACATAGCCCAACAAGGCTGTGCTTAGCGTTACATCATAATCTTCATTAAGTGTTATCGTCATTTAATCTCTCACCCCTCTATTGCAATATAGTCAACATAGTATGTACCTGTCGGAACGTTTTCCAATGTTGGCCCGTTATTAGCTCCCATGCAGACGTTCAGATAGTACGACTTTCCCGACCCATTCACATGAGTGCAGAACGTCTTGTATGGTGTTGGTGCGCCTGTCTGCCGTAGTGTTGCTATGACCTGCTTAGGCGCAAAGGTCAGTCCAAGCGGTATCTGCATCAATGGATTCGCTTTCGTCATCTTGTATTCCACAGTGCCATAGTGTATCTTGCCGGCTCGGCTCAGTATCTCATCGATTTCCTCCCCGGCGTGTTGCATCGGATAATCGTTTTCGGTGATATCCTGCGCCAATGTCAAATTTTCATCAGCCAT